GATGCGGCATGATGGTGGTAGCTGCCAACGGGTCATGGAATCGGACACGTCGGAAAAGCGCATTTTTCACTATGTGCAGCAGGAGTTGCCTAATCGATATTTTGCTGTTGTAAGAATGGAATGGCGCGATGATGATGGTAAAATCGTGCAAGTTGATGAAGCAAAGTTAATTGATGAAGGTGTTGACACGATTGAGGCTTTTGTAGAAGTCGCAAAGCAAGCAATGTTTGGCGGTGCTGATATTTCAATGATCTGCCCTTATGATCCAGAGCATCTGGGACTGGATGAAGAATGAGCACACCAGAGGCGTTGTATCGCAATGCGATTGATTTGAATCGCTACAGCAACAGTGTTGCCCGCAGGGTAATTAACTCATATAACGATATTATTTTAGATGCTGTCAATCAACTGCGTACAATTGAAGACCTTGACGAATCATTCAAGGCTGCACGACTGCGATCAATTCTAGCGCAACTTAAGGAATCATTGGCAGCATGGGCAGGCGACAGCACTGAACTAACAGCATTAGCACTGCAGGGCTTAGCAGAATTGCAATCTGAATTTGTAGAAGAACAACTCAAAAAGGTATTACCACGCGGCAGCCGTAACATTGTGCGAAGCGTTGAGATCAGCCCGCAGTTTGCTCAAGCCGTCGTCACCACCGATCCAACGCAGATCAATGTGGTCACACTGTCGGATGATTTATTTGCTGCAGTGCAGGGTGCACCACAGACATTTAGCCTGACTGCTGCTCAAGGTGCAACGATCACACTGCCAAACGGCAAAATCATTGAGAAGGCATTTCGTGGTATTGCAGAAGATCAAGCTGAACGATTCGCGCAGGTTGTACGCCAAGGATTATTAACTGGTGAGACAACACAAGACATTGCGCGCAGATTAACCGGACGACTTCAACGTCGTGGTGATATTCAACTAGAATTTGGGCAGCGTGCAAAATCCGTGAAACAAATACAGCTTGCAGGTGGTGAGTTGACCAAAGCAGCAAACAGTCAGGTCATCACCCTTGTTCGCACTAGCATCAATCAGGTTGCTAATGCCGCATCGCAGCAGGTCTATGAAGCCAACCAAGACATCACAAAAAAATACCGTTATGTTGCAACGCTTGATACTCGTACTTCTGCCATTTGTCGTGCATTGGATGGCCGAGAATTTGAGTATGGCAAGGGTCCGAAACCACCGCAACACTTCAACTGCCGCAGCACGACGGTTGCTGTAGTTGACTATAAAGGATTAGGTTTTGATCCACCGCCAGAAGGTAAACGTGCAGCAGCAGGAGGCATGGTGCCAGCAGATCAAAGCTATGGACAATGGTTATCCCGCCCAGAAAATAAAGCACGCAAAATTGAAGCCCTAGGTAAAGAAAAGGCAAGATACTTTGATCGTCTTGCACGCAAACATGGTGCTCGTGATGCAATGGCAAAACTTGTTCGTGATGATGGCTCAGAACTCACGCTGCAGGACTTACGCAGGCGGTACGGCAAACTAGACTAAGTTCAGTTGCTTCTGTATCATGCCCGGCACTTACAAAGGCCCTAAAAAGCCTCAAAAGCCAATGACCAAGAAAGGAGGCAAGAAAAAATGAAACGCGGCGATCGTGTTAGCTGGGTGTATCAAGGCAAGCGCACCTATGGTGTTGTGACCAGCATCGCTGGTGAACGCGCCATGATTAAAGGTCCGACTGGTGGCAACATCACCCGTGTTGGCAGCAAGGATGATCCTGTGATTCGGATCAAATCTGAATCAACCGGCAATCCAGTGCTCAAGCGTGAATCACAGCTCCGCAAAGCACCGAAACGATCATGAGCATCGAGTACCGTGGCGAGACCTTCGCTGGTTACAACAAACCAAAGCGCACGCCAAACCACCCCAGCAAATCTCACGCGGTACTCGCCAAAGAAGGAAACAAGATCAAGCTGATCCGTTTTGGGCAGCAAGGCGTATCAGGCTCACCACCACGACAAGGCGAATCAAAAGCAGCCAAGGCACGTCGTGCATCATTTATGGCACGTCACGCCAAGAACATCGCCAAAGGCAAGATGTCAGCAGCGTTCTGGGCAGCCAAGGAAAAATGGTAAGGATAGTTATAGTGTGAAGGCAAATTAGCCTTATTGGTTAACAATGCCTGAAGAACAGAATCAAGAGCCTACATCACCTGATGTAGCCAGCAACACAGAAGCCGAAGCACTGAAAAGCAGCATTGAAGCTCTTGAGCGTAAAAACCATGAGCTGATCGGCAAACTCAAAAAAGCAAAGGCGGTGCCCGATGGGGTGGACATTCAGGAATTGCTGGACTTCAAACGACGAGCCGAACAGTCAAAACTTGAATCCGAAGGAAAGTACACCGAAGCACGACAGGCTCTGGAGCAGCAGTTCCGTGAGGCGTCGGCGGAAAAGGACCAGCGCATTGCAGAACTTGAAGCAAAGGTTCGTGAACTGGAGCTGATCAGCCCTGCTGTTTCTGCACTGGCCGATATTGTACATGATCCTGACTTGGTGCTTAAAACCAAGCTGTCAGCCGACAAGATTGAGCGTGAAGCCGACGGTACTGTTGTTGTCGTTGACGGTTATGAGCGCAAGCCTGTTGCTGATTGGGCCAAGGCATCATTGCCTGAGTGGATGCAGAAAGCACCAAAGCCACAAGGTTCTGGTGCACCATCAGGCCGCAGCACTGGTGACATTCCTGCTGGAATGAAAAATCCATTCAGCCCTGATAACTTCAATCTGACTGAACAATCACGTTTGTTCCGCACTGATCGTGATCTATACGATCGGATGAAAGCAGCGGCTGGGCGTTAATATAAAACTACGGCAAAGCTACGCTGAGCCATATCGGGTTACGCCCAAACTGTAAACCCCTTTCGGTATCCAACGATGGCTACTCTCCGTAGCGACATCATCGTCCCCGAGGTATTTACTCCTTACGTTATTGAGCAAACCACTCAGCGTGATGCCTTCTTGGCATCTGGGGTTGTTCAACCAATGGCGGAGCTGAATGCCACTGAGGGCGGTGATTTTATCAACGTTCCTTTCTACAAGGCAAACCTAACTGGTGACTTTGAAGTTCTGTCTGACAGCACTTCACTGACTCCTGGCAAGATCACTGCTGATCGCCAAACCGGCGTCATCCTGCATCGTGGTCGTGCGTTTGAAGCCCGTGATCTGGCCGCACTTGCTGCTGGTAGTGATCCGATGGCTGCAATCGGTGCCAAGGTTGCTGACTACGTTGCCAACCAGCGCCAAAAGGATCTGCTGTCCTGCTTGGCTGGTGTCTTTGGTTCTTTGGGTTCTACCAGCTCTTCTGCTGCGTTCTTCCCACTGACCATTGATGGTGAGTCTGGCGACACCCCAACTGTGCTGTCCCCACGTCACGTTGCTGAGGCCAAGTCTCTGCTGGGTGATCAGGGTGAAAAGCTGACTGCAATGTGCGTTCACAGCAAGGTTTACTACGACCTTGTTGAGCGTCGTGCAATCGACTTTATCTATGACAACACTGGTGCTGGTGACACCGCTGCTGATTCCGGTTCTACCGCGAACGCATTCGGTCAAGTCAGCGTGCCGACCTTTATGGGTCTGCGTGTGATTGTTTCGGATGATGTGCAGACTGCAGGTAGCGGCTCAACCACTGAGTACGCAACCTACTTCTTCACCCAAGGCGCTGTTGCCTCTGGTGAGCAGCTTGCACTGCAGACCGAGACTGACCGTGACATCCTCGCCAAGAGCGATGCTATGTCAATCGACCTGCACTACTGCTATCACCCTGTTGGTAGCCGTTGGACTGCTTCTGATGTGAACCCTAGCCGTTCTACCTTGGAAACAGTTGGCAACTGGTCGAAAGTGTACGAAACCAAGAACCTTGGTATCGTGCGCGTGACCAACACTTCTAACATGGACTGAGGAGGTAACTAATCATGGCTTCTCAATTTGAAGTGTCTGCTGGCAAGGCTATCGGTTACGTCTCTGGCGGTGCCGTTACCCAAGCAACCAGCAAATCCACTGGCGTGACTCTGAACCAGCCTTGCGGTCAGATCACCACTGATGACGCATCCCTTGCAGGTGGCGCTGAAGTTTCCTTCACCGTTACCTCTGACAAGGTTGCTGCCACTGATGTGGTTGCAGTTTGCGTGCAGTCTGGCGCTTCCACTGGTACTTACATTGCCAGTGTCAGTGCTGTTGCTGCTGGGTCTTTTGATGTGACCCTTTCCAATGTCGGCACCACTGCCGGTGAAGCACTTGTGCTGAACTATGTGGTGATCAAGTCTGCAGCATCCTGATGGGTCTGTACGCATTCCGACGATTGCGTGAACGTGAGGCTGCTGCTTCGGCAGCGGCCTCTGTTTCTTTAGAAGTTTCGGAACCTAAGCCTTCTAAGCCTTCATCAAATGGCAATCACAATCGACGCAACAGCGGGCGGAGCAAACGCAAACAGTTACCTGACGCTGAGTGATGCCAATGCCATCATCGATGGTTTGGTTGAAGA